TTGTAATAAAATATTTTTCATTTTTCTTTACGATTCATACATCATTGCATCATACCAACCTTCAAAATCATCATTTAAGCCACTATCCTCTGAGCTCATTGGTACAAAAATATCTATTCCTTTTGCACGAATAGATACTTTATTGAAATTCAATTGCTTTTTTACCACTTCCCAGTTGCCTGCCTCTTCAACCGTATTCACACAACGGACTATTTGGGTTGTTCCTCTGTAGTCCAACCACAAAGCTACCATAGAACCATTGTATATATTTTCGGCTATTTGCAAAAAACGCTGAGCAGCATCGTCGGCATTCTTACCAAAAGAAATGGTTAAGAGTTCTTTACGAAAGTTTTCTTCTTCCATATAAAAGGCAATATCGATATCTACGTTTACGTCATCTAGGTATGTATTCCTAAAAGGATTTTTAGGATACAGATATCCGTAACGTACACCATCGTCTCTGTCTTCATAATAGCCGTTATCTTCTATCCACTGATAGAGTTGGCGGAGTTCTTCGGGGATTTGCATTCCTGCGGGAAGTGCGTTTTCTAATTGTTGCAATAAGATGTTGGGCATAATCAAGACTATTTCTTAGTTCCTCTTTTAGGTTTTTCAAGTGTTTTTATTTCATTACCTAAAACGGTAATTACTTGATTGTTGGAAATAGGTCGCAAATCTATTCTCTGTGAATAGTCATTTACTACTTTTTGAGAAGATTCCTTAAAAGGAAAGTTCAAATAATGAGGCAATAAGTAAAAATCTACCAAATGTAAGCCTGAATAATCAGTAAGTTCAGGAGCTTTTTTGGTCTCGTCCATATCGCTAACAAATTCAATAGTAGGAGAGGCAATGACAGAACCCGCTGAAGTACCTATGTACAACTTTCCATTATTAATTTGTTCTATAAGTAGCTTGTCAGCCCCTTTCTTTTTTAGTTCTTGCATTAGGTAGAATGTATTCCCTCCAGAAATGAAAATATAATCATTTCGCTCTAATGCTGTAGCTATTTCTTCGGTAGTAGCGGTAGAAACTTCTAATTCTTCTATGATAAGACCTAATTTTTCAAAGGCTTTTCTATCATCATCTACATAAAAACGCACTTTTTCTACCAAACTTGCTGTTGGAATAAAAGCAAGTTTTTTCCCTTTTACGGGTTCACCTGCAAAATCTTCAAACAATTCTGCTACTGAACTGAATGATGAGGTTAAAAATAATCTTTTCATTTGTGATAATTATTTAAGATTTCTAAATTTAGTTCGAATTGCCTCATTACCTAAGCAATCAGCAACAAAAATAGGAGTATTGCCCATAGAAAGCATCAAAATACAGGTAACTCGGGCATAATCTGAGCGACCTTGCAAGTTGCGTTGGAGCTTTCTAAGTTCCTCTATTTCTGTTGGTGACAGTGTTAGTTCCATAGACAGTGCAAAGATAATAATTTTTTATTTATTCGCAATCTAATAGGGATTGACCTCTTTCGCTTAGCCTAGTTTGATTTGCGAAGAACTCAGATAATACTTGCCTTTCGCTCTCCTTTAAGATTGTATTCATATTAAAAAGCTTTGTTAGGTTCAACCTTAGGAAAATCGGGGAATTCAAATTCCAATTGTTTGGGGTCTATCTTTTGTTTTGGTTTCTTTTTCTTCACATACGTATTGGCAAAAGTTATTCTGTCCCCATTAAAAAATACCATTGGATTAATGTAATATAAGTTGTCAGCTCTTCCCCTTGCTATAATCTCGTATTCTACTAATGAGCCTAAGCCTATGAATACGGAACTTTTAGCCTTATAACCAGTATATTCCATACAATCTTCCAATATAAATATAAATTCGTCCTTATTTGGTGTCAATTGATTGAGAATATATCCAAATACTTTAATGGCTTGAGGCTTTAGTTCAAAGAATTTAGGGAAACCACTCAAATAAACTTTAGCGAATTGCTGTTCATCTAATTCTATCTGCCTAATAAATTGAGTATGCCCCAATAGTTCTCCTGTATTAGGGTCAATAGCTTGTAGTATTGCATTCTGAGATGTTTTGGAAGCCGTTTTATACCTCTTCACTACATTCTCTTGTATAACTTCAAGTGCTTGCTTAAGGAAAGGATTTTCTTTGTTTAATTGGTAATCTGCAAGTTTGTATGCTTTTTCTTTTTTTCCATAGCAAATAAATATGATATTTATAAAAAACAATATTATTTAAATTCTAATTTACACCCCTATTGTATGCGACTGCAAATCTAATAAAAAAATCCTATTAGTCGCAAAAAAATAATATTGTTTAACTACTTATAGTCTTTTTTTATGTGCTTTGAAAAAAGACAGAATTTCTAACCCTAAGCGACTGCCATTCTAATCCTAAGCGACTGAGGTATATTGAAAATCAGGAACTTACCCCTAGTATTGACAAAACAATCCAGTCCACAAGGGGCAAAATAAGTACTATAAAAAGTCTTATCCTTATCTAATTCTATGCGATAACCTGATCTTTCTTGGGTTTGTCTTTCTAAACGGAACATCTCCATGGAGGGTTTCTCTCCAAAGAGATCAAAGAGATACCATAGACCTTGTATTTTTTTTTGTGCAAATGCTAAAGAATAAGTTCCTAAGAGGAGTATAAGTATTATGTGTTTCATATTGGTTTTATTTTTAGGTACAAAGTTAGTAAAAATCTATGATTGATTTATCATTTGTCATTATTAAAAAATTCCTTGAGTTTGCCTTCTTTTTCATAGTTATAGAGCGCCTTCATCACCCAAGCGGGGGGATACTTGCCATGGGTGAGGACAAAGATGTTCTTGACGGCCTTGCTCACTGGGTATAGTAGGGTCATCAGCTGGAGGGTGCTCTCAAAGAGTTCGCCTGTGTGGCTCTCGGCCAAAGGGACTTTTAGCAGTGCCAAGAGTATATATACCGCAGCGATGACCCCAAGCATCTGGGCGCTTTTCTTTAACAGCTCCGACAAGGAAAAAGTACGCTGGCGCAGGTGGTAGGCGACCCCGACAAACATATTGACCACAAGGGCTACTCCCAAAGCTACCAGAAAAGCCTCATGGGTCTGTTGCCAAGAGTGGAAGTAGCGGTATAGGAGCATAACAGGGGCGCTGCGAGAGAGCGTTTGCCATAGGTAATACAGCCTATCACGCAAGGCTATGGACGTATCGGAATGATACAAGAGGACTAAGGGAACGAGAAAAAATAACATGATTAGTTTTGAGTTTTGAGTTTTAAATTTTGAGTTGGTTGTAAGTTTTGAGTTGGTTGTAAGTTTTGAGTTGGTTGTAAGTTTTGAGTTTTGAGTTCTGAGTTTTGAGTTTTGAGTTTTATAGTTAATCATTTTTAGAATGCGAATAAAATAAGCAGCTAATTCCTAATTTGCTCTTTTTCAGGGGCTAATTGCCATTAGCCCCTACACCTGCTCATGCTAATTTTTCGCAAACCATTTCTGTTTGACTATAACTAAGAACTCAAAACTAAGAACTCAAAACTATATAAGTTCTTGAATATGTGCGGTGATCTCCACTTGGGCGGCGGCTTGTCTCAGGGGTGTATGTAGCTGAGCGAGGTAGGCCTTGAGAATGGCCAAGCGCCGTGATAGGTAGGCGTCAAAGATTTCGCGCTTGTCCTGCACCTTGAGCGAGGCATCGAGGAAAAGGAGCTTGAGGGCAGCACCCGATGGGGGCGACATGGATTGGACACTTTGGTAGGAGATGTCGGGGGTCTGGGTGAGGGTGTAGATCATACGCAGCAGGGTGTCCATCTCCAGCTTGACCGATTCGGGGGCATTGTGCCAAGAGATGTACTGCATGGAGGCGTCCTTGTCACCCTCAATGATAGCCCCTGGTTCGCCCTTCTGGCTCCAGCCCTGTATGTTGCCCGTGACAAAGAGCTTAGGTGCGGCATGGTAGTCGTTGGTTTCGGCGAAATTGGACAAGAGATGTTCCAGTCGCTCAATGAGTGGATCTACCTCTTGGGTCTCCCTATGGGGTTGGTGGGCATATACTATAGGTATCTTACCGATAGGATTGGGCTTGGGATAGCCCTCTTCTAAGAGGTATTGACCTGATACCATACGCCATAGGTAATGTTCGGTGGCTGTGTAGGTTTCAAAGTAATCGGCAAGCTCCCCTACGCTTTCCCCCTGAGGGTTGAGGCTCTTATAGGCGCGGGAGAAAGCGGTCATATCACCAGTAGCATCAAAATAAGGGTAGAGCGTATCGCCAAAAGCAGGCGAGAACAGACTGCAACGGAGCTTGAACTGGCAGGGGAACCCATAGTCATAGTGGGTAGCAGTAGGGACAGGATACCACAGCTCGGCACATTCGCCAAAGGAAAAGGTCGCACGGGCAATACGTCGGTTTAGGCTGTTGTCCTTGGCTTGGGCGAGGATTTTGAGGATAGCCTTGTAGGCCTGTTGGTGCTGCTTGTCCTCATTGTCGCACTCATAGCGCACAGGAGTACCAAAGAGGAAGGCTACCGAGCGCTTGATGATAAGCTGCTGCAAGGGCAAGGCAATACGGGCAACACGCTCAAGGCGTGTGCCTTCGGAGGTCTGTACCTGCTTATCTCGCCTCAGCACGGGGTCATTGACAGGGTGCAAGGCAGGGTTGAGGGCTTTCTGCGCCTCTACAGGATTAGGTAAGGGGGCGTTACGCCCTGATTTGAGTATAGAAACATCTAACATAATTAAGTGAATAACGAAAAGTGAAGAGTTATTAGTGAAAAGTGAAGAGTGAGCGCCTGAATAGCGTTTTTCACTATTCACTTTTCACTATTCG